TACCCTTACAAAATTTAGGTATAAAAGGCCTGAATACAGATGTACCTGCACAGGCATTATCTCCCGAAAACTTTTCAGATGGTCTTAATATGAGGCCCTCTGATGGTTCTTTACAGGGCGTATATAAATTTCCTACTGCTTTTAATACTAACGTTACTGGAAATAGCGCAAGAAATGTATTGGCTGCAACACAGTGGACTCCTGTAGGTTCTGACAATTTTAACTTAGCTTATTTATATGAATCTTCTTCTGGTGTAGTATCTTTTCAGGTATCTCAAGATGTACTTAATCCTATATCTGCATCAGGTGTTACTGCTGTTACTAATTTAAGTTTAAATGGTAGGTTTGGTTTTGACTTCTTTACATTTAACGGTGTTATAATTGTTAATGACGGTATTAATCAACCAATCCGTATTTCAAATAATGGTACAGAATCTTCACCTAATTATCAGTCTTTATACTTAGCTAACTGGTTTTCAGGTGCAGCAGATGGTAGTGCTCAAGAAGGTATTGTTGCAAACAGAGTTACAACACAGAGACTAGCTGCATATAATAATAGATTAGTTGCATTAAATTTAAGCGGAGCTTATTTATCTAATGAAAATTTAGGTAACTCTTCTTTAGCATGGTCAACACCTATTACAGATATAAATACTCTTAATGGTATAACTTGGCGTTATTCTTCTACTAATAGTGCTGGTGATGATATACTAACTGAAACATCAGGTCAGTTATTAGATGCAGCGCAATTAGGTCCCTACCTTATTGTTTATAAAGATGATTCTGTGTACAGGTATCAAGATAGTGGAGACCCTCTTTATTTAATAAGTGAATTATTATTTGATGATGATGGACTTTATAGTCCTAATTGCTTTGAAGATATAGGTGGAGGTAGACATTTTGTGTTAGGTAACTATGGTATATACATACACGATGGTGGACCTAATAAAGAAGATATTTCTAAAGGTAGAATACAAAAAGATATTTATGATACAGTAAACCCTGCACACAAAAATCGTACATTTACTTTTTTAAATTCAAGAGATAAGGAAGTGTGGGTTTGCTATAGCGCAGTAGGTAATAGTGGTACAGGAACTAACTTTGCTTATGTATATAACTATCAAACTAATGTATGGTATAAAAGAACTTTACCTAATATAAAAGGCATTACAGAAGGTGAAATAAATGGACAAATATATATCTATGGTTTTAGTGATCAAGGTTTATTTCTTTTAAGTTCTGAGTTTGAGTCTAATGGTTATGCTAGATTTCTTAAACAAGACTTAGGTAATCCTCAACTTACAAAAAATATTACAGCAGTATATCCTATGAGTAATGGTGCTTTTAATACTACTGCTATTACGGCTAACAGTCTTAATAACAGTACTGTAGATTCAGAATTTGCAAAAGATTACAATAATAGATCTGCTGTTTATAATAGAACCTTTGATCCTGATAGCAATTCAGGTTACAAAAAAGACTATAGACTTAATGGAAGATATTTTAACTTAGAAGTATCAATGAATGGTTCAGTGAACCCTAAAATAACAGGACTCGATCTAGAAGTTAATCCTTCCGGTAAGAGGTAACTGCTACTCGCAGGAAAGGAGTAAAGAATGAGTAAAGTATTTATACCCGCTAGCATAAAAGATAAGGCAACAAGAGATACATTTATAGCTATTATAAAAAATTTGGGAGATGGAAATAAACCAACTGTTTCAGATTATGACCCCACTGCTACTACAGTAGGAACTCCTGGTCAATTAATTTATTCAGAAGCTACTAATAGTATTTGGATGTTTGTTTCTAATACCTGGGTAAAGATACTAGGTACTAATGGTCTTAACAATTCAACAGTATTTCTTTATAATAAAAGTACAGCTTCTTCTTTAAGTAAAACTTTTAGTGGAAACTTTACATATACTTTTTCAACCGGAGCACTTACAGGTGGAACTTTAAACGGCTGGTCAACTAATATTCCTTCTTTATCTCCAGGAGAAAATTTATTTATATCTTTGGCCACTGCTAGTGCAAATACTGCTACAGATACTGTACCTGCCTCTGAGTTTAGTACTCCAGAAGTATTTAGCATTGGAGCAATAGATGGAGCTAATACTGCAATAGTTTACTTATATCAAGTAACAAGTAGTGCCTCTGCTCCTGCAGCTCCTTCAGGAACTTTTACATATACTTTTGCAAATACATCTTTATCAGGTGGAACGTTAAACAGTTGGTCTCAAACAACACCAACAGTAGGTCAAGGACAATACTTATGGACAATTAGTGCTTCTGCTTTTGCTATAGGTGCAACTGATACAATAGCTGCTTCTGAGTTTACTTCTCCTACAACACTAAGTGTACCTGCTCCTCAAGGTTTTACAGGAGATACGGTTATAAAAGGTAAAGTTTATTATGGCAACTTACAATCTTCTTCTCCTAGTGCTCCTAATGCTGCTAGTTGGAATTTAGCTACCTCTAGCTTTATAGGATTAACTTCTAACTGGAGTGAGAATCAACCACCTATAAATGCTACTGATACTAATTTAAGAGAGTGGTCTTCATTTTATAATGTAACTATTGATGGTGCTACTAATTCTCAGACTATTTCTTTTACAACTCCTTCAGGAGCTATTCAAGTTACTGCTGATATAGAAAGTGATAACTTTTCTGCAGGTTCTGCTGGTTGGAGATTACAAAGAAATACAGGAAATGCAGAGTTTGGTGCAGCTGCTATCAGAGGTACTTTAACTGCTAATCAAATTGGTGTAGGTACTATAACTGCTAACAAACTAGACGTAAATGATGTTATATCAGAAATTATAACCTCAGAGTCTATTGCTACAATCGAACTTGATGCTTCTAAAATAACTACAGGTTCTTTATCTGCTGACCGTATAAATGTAGACTCTACACTTGATTTAGATAACTCAGGTGCGGGTATTATTGGTGGTCGTGATGCAAGAACAGACTACACCTCAACCCACGGTGGTTTCTACCTTGGTAGAGAAGAACGCTCAAATGGGGATTTAGGATTTGAAGTCTCACACACAAGTATCAACCCTACCTCTACGGCTTTAGAAGGCATTATTCACTCAGACCAAGAAGGTCTAAAGATATTCAACCCAGAGTTTTCTCTTGGAGGTACTGCTTCTGGTGGACTTACAGAATATACAACTTCACAAACTGTCAACTTAAGCATCAACGAAACAATTACAGTAAACGTAGTTGGTGGAGGTGGTGCTGGTGGTAACGGTTCATATGGGCCTCAAGGTACTACTTCTGCAAGAAGCCCCTCTGGCGGAACTACAACGGTAGTATTCCGTTTGGGTAGCTCTACTGGTACAATTATCAAAACCATAACTGCCACTGGCGGTCTTGGTGGTCGATTAGGTTTCAATGGCGGTAAAGGTGGTACTCCCGGTGAAAGTTCTCCATACAATAGCGGAGTTGGCGGTGCAGGTGCAGGCGAAGAAGGCCAAGGCGGTGACGCAAGTTCAGCTAACCATGGTGCAGGCGGCGGTGGTGGCGGAGGTCGTGATACGACTTTCGGCTCTGACGGTGACGGTGGTAGTGGTGGTGAAGCAGGCTCTATTGTTACTGAAACATTTAGCACTGGAAGCTCTACTCAAGACATCTATGCAATCATTACTGTAGGTACTGGTGGCGTTGCAACTAACATTTCTGGTACTAGAACTCTTGGTGGTGATGGTGCTGTTGGTGTTGTAGCAATTAACTCTCTGCTTGGGGGTATCAATAAAGTTACTTTAGGCAATCTAGACGGTTACTATGAAAACTTGATTGGTTCTTACTCAACAGGAACTTGGTATCAAAATACAACCGGCGTGGGTCAATGGATTCACACAGAGGTTAATGGTGCGCATAACACATTTTACATCAACTCTAGTATGTCTACTTCAGGGGCTGACTTCAGGTCAATACCGGCTCCGGGATACCATCAAGGTACTTGGTATGTCCCCGCAGGATGGTATTGGCAGAGCAGTAATGGCTCAGTAAATACAGGATACGCTTATAGAAGTTGGAGGTTAACTCACTAATGCAAACAGATACAAGAAGAGGGTTTTATCACCCAGATGTAGGTTACTTTGAGGCTTCTCATCCTCCTACAGCAGAACACAGAGCAAACTACCCTTCGGGGTATGTTGAAGTCCCGGTTCCTTTGGACCACACTCAAACATTTAACCCTACAACTTTGTTGTGGGAAGATGATAGTGCAAAGGCTCTTGGTTACTTGGAAGCAAACGACAGGTTTGAGAGAGATGAATTGCTCACAAAATCTGATTATATTGTTACAAGACACAGGGACGAAGTAGACTCTGGACAAACAACTACCTTGACTACTGCAAAGTATCAAGAGTGGCTTACATACAGGACTGCGTTGAGAAATGTAACTGATGATGCCAACTGGCCTCTTACAGTAAACACAACAACTCTAACAGCCCCCTCATAATAAAATAAGGAAACAGCATGGAAGTAATTCATTTAGAACCAAGTAGTATTATTGAACACTGGAATTTAATAGAACCAGCTATTCAAAAATCATTGAAGCATGGTGTTAATGAATCAACTACTTATGACTACCTTAGATGGTTACAAGACCCTACACAATATCAGTGTTGGGTGGTAATAAATGAAGAGAAAGTAACGGTTAACGTTAGTGTAACAAAGATAAATCATTACGCTAACCACAAATCTCTTCATTTAGTTACAACAACAAGTACAAATGGCGGTAAGTGGGACGCCTATAAATATGCCCACCATGTAATAGAAGATTACGCAAGACAACAAGGGTGCAGACGCATTGAAATGTATGGTAGAAAAGGTTGGTCAAAGATCCTGAATAAACTTAAAGGATCACAAGGTGAAACATATAAAGAGACCTATGTGGTCCATTCTATGGAGTTAGAAAATGAGATTTAAAGAATTAAACCCGTTCATGCCTTCGGTTAGCCCTTATGGTTTAGGCATAGTATATAAAGGGGGAGGTGCTCCTCAAGTAGTAGAGAGTATACCTTCTTGGTATAGACCATATATTGAAAATGCAGCTGGAGAAGCAACTGCTGCTTTTGATGCAGGGGAACTTAGTAATGTAGCTGGTTTAAACCCTAATCAAGAAGAAGCCTTAGATAAAATGGTGGGTGCTGCAGGTGAGGCAGACAAAATATATGAAGGTGCTACCGAAGCAACAGGAGTGTTGTCAGACGCAGCACAAGGTGTTGGTATATATGGTGGTGGAGCAACACAAGGACTTAAAGATAAAGCTATACGTGATTCACAAGCTGCATTTGCACCAATGGGTGCTCAGTTAGCTTCTTCAGGTCAGGTAGGTGGTGCTCGTGCAGGTTTACTTGCTGGAGAAAGAGACGCTAACCTTGCTGCAGAGTTAGCAGGCATAGATTATCAAGATTTAGCTGATAGAAGAAATTTATCTACCAGTGCTGCACAACAAATAGTAGGTAACACTAGTACAATGGCAGGAGCCGCAGGTGCAGGCGCAAACTTATTAGGTGAAGCTGGTGGAATGCAACAAGAACAAGAACAAAAAGAAATGGACGCAACATATCAAGGTTTAGATCGTTTAGCCTCACTTCTTTCTGGGACACCGCAACCTGGTCAACAAGCAGTATCTGGAGGTAAGTAATATGGCATCGTTTATATCAAAAAGCCCTTTGGAAAAAGATAAAGAAATACAAAGACCTATGGGTAGACAAATACAAGGTGGCCCTACAATAGACATGGGTAGTCCTTTAACAGATTTAGGCACTCAAGCAGGAATGGCTATGGCCGCTCCAGCTTCTACTGCCTTATTAGGTGCTGCTCCAGCAGCTGCAACAGCAACTACAGCTGCAACAGCTGGTAGTGGATTATTGGGTGCTTTAGCAGGTACAGGTGCCGCAGGTGCCGCCGCCGCTCCTTTATTAGCAGCAGCAGGTCCCTTTGCTTTAATGGCATTACCTTTCTTACTTAAAGATGGGACACCAGGAGTACCTGAAATGGACTATGGTCCTGATCCTTTACAAGGTTATATGAATGGAACTAACAGAGTACAAGGTTATAATAACGGTAGCTTAGGTGTAGCTGGAATGGCTATGGATAAGTTAGGAATTAAAACACCTTACTCTATGCTATCAGGAGCTTTAGGACTTAACAATGGTATACCAGGAGTTCCAGGACTTGCGAGTATGGCAATGGATAAACTAGGAATCAAAGGTCCTATGGGTTTAATAAGTGGAGTAGGTAAAGCACTAGGTTTTAACGATGGTACTAACATGGCGTATGCTGGTGGTACTGATAGCGTTCCTGCTATGTTAACTCCAGGTGAAGCTGTTATACCAGCTGCAGCCGCACAGAATCCTAATAATAAACCTATGATTAACTCTATGATTAACGAAGGTAGACAAGCTAATGATATGGTTGAAGGTGGTCAAATAGATATGACTGTAATGTCTGGTCCTTTGTCAGGTAAAGCGCAAAGAGAACAAATGCAAGT